GGCTAAACGATCCAGAGAACCGAGCGTTTAGGACGCGAGGTGGGAAGGTCTAAATGGCGATCACGACATACAGTGAGTTGCAGTCGTCTATCGCAGATTGGTTGAATCGTGATGATTTAACCGCTGTGATTCCAGACTTCATCACGTTGTCTGAGGCTCAGTACAACCGCTCAATCAGGCATCGAAGCATGATTGTGCGGTCTAGGGCTGACATTGATGCCAGATATTCTGCGACCCCGCCTGACTGGATTCAGACTGTTCAGCTTATCCTGCTGACCAATCCTGTTCAGCCGCTCGACTTCGTAACGAATGAAGAGATGAATAAGAAGAGAGCGGCGTCTAGCGCCGTCTCTCGCCCCACTAGCTTTACTCATGTAGGGACGGAGATACAGGTGTATCCAAGTCCCGACACGACCTACCAAGCAGAGATCGTTTACTACGGGAAGATCCCGGCGTTGTCTGACAGCAATACGTCGAACTGGTTGTTGTCCCTTTCTCCAGACATCTACCTCTATGGTTCTTTGCTTCAGGCAACGCCGTACCTTCGTGATGACGAAAGACTGCCGGTCATCGCTTCGCTTTATCAGCGAATGATTGAAGACATGAACATCTCGAATGAGAGAACCAGTGGACAAACATCGACGCAAATGCGCGTCCCAAGTTTTGGATAGACCATGGCTTTTACTAATTACCTAGAAACAAAATTGCTTGCTCATACGTTCTCCAATACAGCGTTTACAACGCCGGGAACAGTTTATGTAGCTTTATATACGGTTGCGCCTACGGACAGCAGCGCAGGCACTGAAGTCAGTGGCGGCAGCTATGCCAGACAAAGTGCAGCGTTTACCACCAGTGGCAACACAGCATCGAATACGTCAGCGATCGAATATCCAACTGCAACAGCAGGTTATGGAACTGTCGTGGCTGTGGCAGTGCTCGACGCAAGTACAAGCGGGAATATGTTGGCCTACGCAGCTCTCAGCGCCAACAAAACCATCGCCACAGGCGATGTGTTTCGTATACCCGCTGGTGACTTAGACATCACGCTCAATTAATGAGTCAGGGATATGGCAATGGCTCATGGAACCAAGGCAGATATGGTGTCTGGTCTTATCAAGACTGTGAGGCGTCTACAACCTCTGTCAGCGCTTTCACAGCGTCTGCAACAGTCGTTAAGAACGGCCAAGTCGTTATCAGTGCTAGCTCTGTGGCTACCAGCGCTGGTCAACGCATCCATCAAGGCGCTGCTACGGCGTCTGCAAGCAGCTCGACAAGCGCTGGTGCAGTCGTTGTCTTCAGTGCTTCCACGACAGTCAGTGGATCATCTACGAGTTCAGCAAGCGCTCAGCGCGTGGCTGAAGGCTCCGCGCAAGCTACTGCGTCGTCTACGACAAGTGCGGCCTGTGTCATTGTTGCAAATGCAGCGGCAAGCGTTACCGCGGCTTCAACGGTTTCAATTCTTGGTGGTGTCGTTCAAAGCGCAAGCGCTTCAACAACAGCCGTTTCATCGACCACCGCAAACGGCGAAATCAAGTGGCAGAAAGAGTCTCCGGCAATTGATAGCTGGTCTGACCAGCCTGCGACTTCTACAACATATACAAACCAGCCTGCGGCCAGCACAAGCTGGCAGCAGGCTGCGTGAGGGTTAACTGATGGCTGACACATTTACTAACGATTTACGTTTGCGGCTACAAGAGTCTGGGGCCAACTCAGGTCAGTGGGGGTCGCTATTAAATGACACCCTCACAAACATAGCATCTGCGTTCAGTCTAGGCAGCGAGGCAATACCCAACGCTTCCACGCACACGATCACACTGGCCGACGACAGCTCGAGTCAAGACGAGGCTAGGAGCCTGTATTTAAAATGCACTGGTGGTGGCCAAGCCTGCACCGTGACGCTTGCGCCAAACACGGTTAGCAAAGTCTGGATTATCTCTAACGAAACTGCATTCACGCTCACGTTTAGCGCCGGAAGCGGCGCAAACGTGGCGGTCTCTGCTGGCGCGGTAAAAGTAATTGTGACAGATGGTGCTGGTTCTGGCGCGGCTGTTGTGGATGCGTTAAGTGGGTTGTCTGCGAATGTTTCGGATCTGACGACTACTGGCAACATATCCTTTGGTGACAATGACAAGGCTATCTTCGGTGCCGGCTCTGACCTACAGATTTTTCATGATGGGTCTGGCTCTTTTATAGAAGATGTTGGAACTGGGTTTTTAAAAATTACCTCTAATGGTAATGGCATTCTTTTGCAAAAAAGCTCAGCAGAAACGATGGCACAGTTTTTGACAGACGGTGCAGTCACTCTTTATCACGACAATTCCCTAAAACTATCCACCACCTCATCAGGCATCGACGTTACGGGTACTGCGGATGTTTCATCTCAGGTTTTAGTGGGCGGTAACGACACAATCATTGCTGAAAACAATATCCGATTTAAGTCGAGTGGTGGTGCATTTATTGACCATAACACGACTGGTCAAAGCATAACTTTCAGAACTTCTAATGCCTCGTCACTTGATACAACCGCTGTCACTATCGACTCAAGCGGTCAGGTCGGTATTGGCACGAGTTCGCCTAGCGATCAACTACATTTATCAAGCTCTTCGTACCCTACGGTTAAGTTAGAAGATACAGGGCTATCCTCTGCTCTTATATTGCAGACACATAGCGGGAATTCTGAGCATCGCTTAACTGGTACAGGCGCATACCCTTTAGTATTTAAAACAAACGATACAGAACGCATGCGCATCGACTCAACCGGCAATGTCGGTATTGGAGAGTCTAGTGTCTTTGATAAATTAGTTGTTCGCTCAAGTGATGCTAATTCAGTGCAAAGTGCGTTGTCGCTTAAAAATGGAGACACTGGAACTAGCGCTGGAGTATCGTTAAATTTTGTAGTAGATAATGATAACGATGTTGTCACTGCGGCAATTTATGGTCAGCGAACAGCTTCTGCTTATCACCAAGGTAGCCTTCAGTTTTTAACTAGAGACTCAAGTGGTGGTGGTCTTCTAGAACGCATGCGCATCGACTCTAGCGGCAACTTGTTGGTTGGTAAGAGTGCTGTAGGAATATCAAATACAGGTTTTGAAGCTGTCCCAGCAGGAACTGTGTCTATTACGAGAGCAGATACTACTCTACAGCTTAACCGCCTTACGACAGATGGCGAGATTGCAAACTTCCGCAAAAACGGCTCAACAGTCGGTAGTATTGGTACTCAAGTAGGCGGCTTAGAAATAAACGGTAATCCGTCAGCAACAACCACCTTGCGCTTTGGAACAAGCTCTACAATTTATCCAACTACGAATAACGTTGGAGATATTGGAGCATCTGCAAATCGCTTCAGAGACCTTTACCTGTCAGGCAGGGCAAATTTATCAAACGGCTCTTACGTAACATTTGGTGATATCAGCACAGCAATTTATGGTTCTAATAGTCTTAATCTTTTGACTTTTACCACAAACAGTTCAGAGAAAATGCGCATCGACGCAAGTGGCGAATTAACGTTAGGTAATCCATCTGGTGGTTCTGCTTTGCAGTTAGATGTAAGTGCCACAGGAAGTGACGGTGTTGACATAAAAGGCACTTATTACACTGGTAGTTATGGGCCTATAAAGTTCCATGCAGGCGGCAGCGAACGCATGCGCATCGACTCAAGCGGCAAGTTGCTCTTGGCAACCACTAATACTGGCGGCACGTTTAGTGTTGAAAGAAACGGCAACACGTACAACATCAATGCCGTAAGTGATGCGAACAACACTTCAGAAGGGTTTTTTAGAGGATACAGTACTGGCGCAGGTGCAGACAGAGTAATTATTTATTCAAACGGAAATATAGTAAACGCTGGAAATAGCTACGGAGCACTTTCTGACTTAAAACTGAAAGAAAACATCGTTGACAGCGGGTCTCAGTGGGATGACCTAAAAGCAGTTAGAGTACGAAAGTACAGCATAAAATTAGATCAGGTTGCTGAGGCTAATCAGCTTGGTGTTATCGCACAAGAGCTTGAAGAGTCTGGCATGGCTGGTCTTGTTTATGAAAGTGCAGATCGAGATATTGACGGCAATGATCTAGGCACAACAACAAAGCAGGTTAAGTATTCGATTTTATACATGAAAGCGGTTAAAGCCTTGCAGGAGGCAATGGATAGGATTGAAACACTAGAAAGCAAAGTGCAACAACTGGAGAACAACTGATGTCAGCAACATTAACTTGGACGATTTCAACACTTGAACGCGACTTAATCGGCGACTTAGCTGGAGGCGTGATCGTTGCTCACTGGCGAGTAACAGCAGAGCAGACAGAGGGCACTGGCGATGACGCTGTGACTTATAACGCTACTAGTTACGGAACTTGTGGCTTCACGCCTGATCCAACCTCACCCGATTACATTGCTTACAACGATTTGACCGAACAGGTAGTGGTTGGTTGGTGCCAAAATGAACTAGACCAAGATGCTATCGAAGCATCACTGCAAGCAAATATTGACGCGCAAATTACACCTGCCACGGCTACTGGTGTGCCTTGGGCGGCGTAAGGAATTATAAAAATGATTATAAATTTAAATCTCGACGATCACGAAGTTCAAAGCATTTTAAATGTTCTTGGCGAACTGCCCAGCAAATCAGGCGCGTGGCCTTTAATGATAAAAATTGAAGCACAAGCTAAAGCCCAGCTACCTGAGCCGGAAGAAGAAGAGCCGGTGGAAGGTGAAGACACGGCAGTAGTGCAGTGACACCGACGCAAGAGGCCATTGCAAAGATCGAAGCGCTAGAGCGCGAGGTCGGCATTCGCCACGAGGAAGTGGAGCGAAGGCTAGAGCGTGGCGATAAGAGGTTCGACAAATTAGAAATGATGATCTGGGGGGTCTACGCGACCGTCATTTTAACGGTCGCGTTGCCACAGTTTTTAATGAGCCAGTCGTGAAAAGTGATTATCGAATCAGTCGCAGCAGCAGGCATGATCTTACAGCAGATCAATACTGTTATACAAAATGTAAACGAGGGCAAAGCTAACGTACAACAGGCGATGGCTTTAATAAGCGACTTTGGCCAAGGGCTTAATGACTTCCAAGCCTCGCGCCAAAGCAGCGCTTTTCAAAGCCTTAGCAACAACGACATCTTGAAGCTGCAAATGATCCGCCGCAGCCAAGAGAGGTACGAAAAAGATTTAAGGGATTTGCTGCTGGTTTCTGATCCCAAACTTTTAAACGATTACGACCAAGCGATTGCTGAAAACAAAAGAAGGCACCGTGAGCATTTACAACATATGGCAAGAAAGAAAAAACAACGTGCCCTATTCATGCAGCAGGTGGTGGTAGGCGGTGTAACACTTCTAATTGGTGGTGGTATTGCGGTGGCGATGGTTGTCCTAGTCATTAAAGCATTCACATGATTATGGCGTTTTTACTGGTGATGTTGGTGGAAGGTGAAGAAGTAGGCGGCAAGTTTCACTTCCGCAACATTCATAGATGTAACCAGTTTGCATATTGGCTTGAGCAAGGGTCGATCAAGCCGGTAGATGGAAGGAAGTTAAGGAATCAGGAAAACATTACTGCTTACTGTATTCCGGTAAAGGTAAGCCCGAAGACACAGTTCTTTGATTGATGAGTGCAAAGCGGCTAGAGAAAGACAGTGATTATGCAGAGTACGACGCTGATGGTGATGGCGTCGTGACAGATGAAGAGCTTGAGACAAGTAAAGAGTTGCAAGAACTAAAGATCAGTAACGAAAGAGCGCAGGCACAAAGAAGTATGAGTTGGTTCGCGCTTTGGGGAATGTTGTTATACCCGTCGTTAGTGGTCGTAAGTAGTTGGGCTGGGCTTATACAGGCAGCGAGCATTTTAGGTGATATGGCCAGCGTCTACTTTGTAAGTGTCGCAGGCATATTGGCAGCGTTTTTTGGAGCGCAGGCATGGTCGAACAGAGGTAATGGCAGATGAGCATAGTTGCTTCACTGGTAGGGCCGGTAACGGGCCTACTAGACAAGTTTATAGAGGACAAAGATCAGAAGGCAAAGCTCGCCCATGAGATAGCCACCATGAGCGAAAAACATGCGCAAGAAGCGATGTTAGCTCAGTTAGAGATCAACAAAGCAGAAGCAGCAACCGGGTCGTTATTTATTGGTGGGTGGCGTCCCTGTATCGGCTGGATATGTGCATTTGGTCTGCTCTACAACACGATCATAGTAAACATATTGGGGATATGGGTTGAGGTGCCAGAAGTGGATACCACGCTTCTGGTGCCGGTAATGATGGGTATGTTGGGT